CGCCGCAGACATCGTGGCGGAATTGTCTGCACCTACCTCTTCCGTTAACGAGTCCGTTGCCGTGTGGCCATATGGCGGCACGATAACCGCGATTGACGGCGATGAATACACGGTGCAAGTGTCCAAGTCTGTGAACATTCCCGGCTTGGGCGTAATCGACACAAGCGGGCCGCAAGTTGTGCCGTTTTGGCGCTTGGTTCGTGACAATGACTCAAGGATCAAACGAGTATGGCGATAGGATCAAGCGGCTGGAAGGCGCGGCAAGAACGGGCGCGCATGAAGAACGTCAACAGCAAACATGAACGCGCTGCGATTCGTGAGGCGCGCAAGGCGCACTATGCCAAGCAAGCCGAGCAGGCTGAGCAGGACAAGCGTGACGCTGAGGCGTTGCAGGCGCGGATTGATGAGGCGGTGGCCAAGATTAAGGCGGGCGAGCCGGAGGCGGTGACGGAACCCGAACCAGAAACCAGCGAACGTGACGAAATCATCGCAGAACTCGACGCGCGCGGCATCCGCTGGCACCCGCGCATGAAAGACGAAACACTCAAGGGGCTGTTAGATGCCGAGCAAGATGAACCCGCAGCCGGGGAACAAGGCGAAGAAGATGGGCAGCCGTAAGGCTGTGCGTCAGGCCGTCTTGTACTACCAACGGAAGCGCCGCCGTGGCTAACCCCGGACAGACCCGTCCGCGATACGGTTCGCAGCGCGCTGTTATGCAGGCGGCGCTGTATTACAACCGCAAGAAGGCGCGTGCGCGTAGGGCTGGGGGTGATGAGCCTGAGCCCACCCCGGCGACATATTCAGCGTGGAACCCTGACGATAAAGGTTCTGGCGTTGTTTTGTCAGAATCCAATCAACTCGCGACTGGCGGCGTAGGCGGTGACGGTGTAAGAGCGCTTGAGTTGTTTACTGGTAAGTCGTATATGGAGTTTCTGTGCGACGGCGCTAGTGGAGGAACCTTCTCTATTGGTGTCAGCACAGTTAATGAGACAGTAGATATAAATGGTGCTCTGGTAGGCGGCACGGAGTACGGGTGGGGATTCACACAGAACGGATTCAAATACCATAATAATGTTCCCGTGTCTATCGCCGGGGGCGTTGATGCTCTTCCTCATGTATTCATGATGGCGCTAGACCTCCCTGGCGGCAAAATCTGGTTTGGCATTGACGGCACATGGATAGGAGACCCCGCCTCAGGGACTGGGGAGGCGTATTCAAATGTATCTGGAGAAGTTTACCCCGCAGCATGGGTGAACGACAGTGCTGTTTCAGTTCGCATACGACGCGACCCTGCCGACCATTCTTATTCTGCGCCATCCGGCTTCACGGCTGGAAGCCCAGACCCAGAGTAACAAACCATGGCACTAACCCTAGGCACAGACACCTACCAAAACCTAGCCGCGCTAGAAACCTACGCAGCGGCGCATTTTGGCGCGTCTGATTTAACCACATGGGATGCGGCCACGGACGCGGTTAAGGAAACCGCGGCGCGGCAGGCGACTCAGTATATTGAATCTGAGTTCATGGGGCAGTTTTTGGGCGGCATCCGTTCAACGTCGCAGGATTTGCAGTTTCCGCGCAACAGTTTCTACGACAACGCGGGGCGCTTCGTTAACGATGATTACCCCAAAGCGCTGACAAATGCGCACGCAGAACTGGTCAAGTCTATCGTGGTGGGCGGCGCTGACCTTGTGCCGAACACCGAGCGCGGTGGCATGGTCAAGCGTGAAAAGGTGGACGTGATTGAAATCGAATACGCCGATGGCGCGCCCGCATCGGGTGGGCGCTCGACGTATCGGTTTGCGGCGTTGCTGCTGAAGCCGATCCTTGACGCCAAGCGCGCGGGTAACCGACTGGTGCGCGTGTGACCATTGCGGCGACAGCGGCGCGGCTGCTGACCACCTACGGCGATCCTGTAAGCGTGGTGTTTGAATCAGGCGGCGATATTGACCCCGCAACGGGTGTTGTAACCGATCCGGTTACGGAAACGCCAACAAGCGCGTATGGCTACCTGTCGCGCTACCGCACCAGCGACGTGGACGGCTCTGTGATTCAGGCGGGCGATATTCGTCTGATTCTTGAGAAGCTGAGCCGCAAGCCAAACAAGGGCGAGCGCTGTACAGCAGACGGTGCAACCTACCGCATCATGGACGTTCAGGACATCCGCTACAAGGCGGACACGGTGATTACGATTTGTCAGTTGAGGGCTAACTGATGGCGGTGGTGAGCAACTACAAAATCAACGCCGCACTGTCGCAGCGGTTGCAGGCGATGGGTGAATCAACGGCATATGAAAACGCACCGCATACGCCAACGGACGGCACTCTGTATCTTGAAGAAAACTTCCTCCCCGTAACGTCTGACAACATCGGTCTTGCGAACGATTCCAGCGTGGACCACTCCGGCATCTATCAGGTCACCGTACACGCGCCTTCGGATGCGTACAAGGCCGTTGGATTTCAGAAAGCCGACGCCGTAGCAGCGCAGTTTGCGCGCGGGACGACCATGACTTATGACGGCGTGACCGTCCGATCTGAAGACGTGCGGCAGTCGCCAGCCTTGCAAAACGGTAACCGCTGGTCGATTCCGATCAGCATTGAATACAGGGCGTTCAACTGATGGCGTCCGGTACGTTTGCTGATCTGTTAAAATATGCGGAAAGGCAGGGCGCGCGCATGGATCAAATTGCGCGTAAGGCGCTGCTAGACGTATCTTCGTCGGTGGCGAAGAAAACCCCGCGCAAAACGGGGCGCGCTGCGGGCAACTGGATGGCGTCTATCAGCGCGCCGGACACCAGCACGACGACAAGCACTAAGCGCGACTCGGTGAGTAAGGCGCAATCTACCATTGATGCATCTTACGGCAATGTTTACTACTTTGTCAATTCTCTCCCCTACATACGCCGGTTGGAATATTTAGGGCATAGCAAGCAAGCGCCAAACGGAATGGTTCGCCTGTCGCTTAAAGAATTCGATAGCTACGTCAAGGACGCTATCAAATCCACGCGGTAACCCCGCAACGTAACCCCAAAGGAGCAGCCAAATGGCCTCAAATGTTTTCACCTCTGCGGGCACTACCATTGCGGTGGCTGCCTCTAACCCTGCGACCAATGACCAGTCTGGTTATGAGGCGCTTTCGTTTTCCACCATTGGCGAAGTCACCGACCTTGGCGAGTTTGGCCGCGTTTACGCGCTGGTCACACATACTCCGCTGGCCACCCGCGCTGTTGTTAAGCGCAAGGGCAGTTACAACGATGGCACAGTGACCATGTCGCTGGCTGTTGATGACGCTGACGCCGGGCAGGTGATTCTCGACACTGCCGTTGATGACGATGACGACTACAGCTTCAAGGTCACCACGCAGAACGGCACTTCGTACTACTTCCAGGCTCAGACTATGAGCTTCCCGATCGCGGTTGGCAGCGCTGACCAGATCGTGAACCGCAACGTCACCCTGGAAATCAACTCCGAAGAAGGCATTGTGGAAGTAGCCGCCTCTTCGTAACCCTTAGCGGCGGGGCTAGGCATCAGCCGAAAGCAGCCTGATCCGACTGTTGCCCCGCTGTTTTTCTATCGGATCACACCTACGGATTAAGGATCACAGAACATGAGTATTTTTGACAAGGCGACCACGAAGGCCGACGAAGGCGCAGAACTGGAACTGCTCGACCCGATTGACTACGAATATACGGGCTACCGCATCACGTTGCGCGGCAAGGATTCCGAAGCGTTTCGCAAGTTTCAGCGGGCGAAGAATCGCGCGCAGATGAATAAGGTCGCGAAGTCTGGCCGTAACAAAATCGACTTTACCGGCGATGAAGGCTACGACTTCACCACCGATATGTTGGTGGCGCTGACGGTTGATTGGAACCTGAAGGGCGAAGGCGAGTCCGCCCTGCCTTGCGACGATGAAACCAAGCGCGAGATTTACACCGACCGCCGCGTGGCATGGATTCGCGACCAAGCTACGGACTTCGTGGAGGATCGCGCCAATTTTTTGTCGCAGTCCTAGACGAGCTAGAGCTTCAAGTTCGCCACCGCGCATGGTTGCAGGCCATACCCGACAAGTCCGACAAGCCGCGTTATGTGGCTCTTGAAAAATCTGGTTCGCGTTTGCTGGACATGCCCCCGCCTGAGCTTGGTGGGGGTTATATCCTGGCAGACCTGTTTGAGGTAGGCCCATGCAACAGCGGCGGCATGGGGCCGTCAAGGATCACAGATACGGACATAGCCGCGTATCAGATGAACACCGGCGTGCGGTTTACGCCATGGGAGTCTGAGACACTGAAACACCTTTCAGCCGTGTACGTCAACGCGCTACACGACGCCAAAGACAAAAACGCTGCGCCACCGTGGGCACCGCCTGCCAGCGCAGAGTCCCGTGACCGCGTAGCCGAGCAGATGGCCGCGTTGTCGAAGCAGATGAAGCCAAAGAAGGGCATATAAGCAAGATGGATATTTTTACGCTTGGCCTCAAGGCTGATACTAGGGATTTGAAGCGCGGCGAGGAAGACCTGAAGGGGTTTGCCAAGACTGGGGCGGATACTGAGAAGCGCGTCAACCGCAGTTTTCAGGAAATGGCCAAGGCGGCCAAGGTTGCCATGGCTGCGGTTAGCGCTGTCGCTGTGGTGGAATTCACGCGGGCCATTAAGGTCACGATGGAATTCGACGCCGCCATATCCAACCTGTCCGCCATCACGGGCGCGGCTGGCGAAGACTTGGAATTCTACAGGCAAGCGTCCAAAGAGCTAGGCGTTCAATCCACGCTGACCGCAACACAGGTTGCGGAGGCGTTCAAGCTGATCGCGTCAGCCAAGCCCGACTTGCTAGAAAGTGCCGAAGCACTCAAAGAAGTCACCGCGCAGGCCATCACCTTATCTGAGGCGGCGGGCATTACTGTTCCCGAAGCCGCTAATGCGCTGGGCAACAGTCTTAACCAATTCGGCGCAGACGCGAGTGAGGCGGGACGCTTCATCAACGTGCTGGCCGCTGGCGCTAAGTTTGGCGCGTCTGCCATCACTGACACCACGCTGGCGCTCAAGGTTGCGGGCACGTCTGCCGCCGCCGCTGGCGTGTCGTTTGAGGAAATCAACGCGCAGATTCAGGCGCTCGCAGCCGTGGGCACGAAAGGCGCGGAGGCTGGCACTGCGCTGCGCAACGTCATCCTGAGATTGTCTCAGGGCGCGGATGAAACCAATCCCGAGATTGTTGGGCTTACCACCGCGCTGCAAACGTTGGGCGAACAAGAGCTGTCAACCACTGAGTTGACTAAGCTGTTCGGCCTTGAAAACGTGAACGCGGCTCGCGCGCTGATTGACGCAGCTGACGCCACCGAAACGCTGACTCAAAAACTCACCGGAACGGATGAGGCGTTTGTTCAGGCTCAGAAAAACACTGATAACCTGAAGGGTGACGTTGATCGACTGAAATCGGCGTATGAGGGTTTGCAGATTCAAATCGGAGAATCGGCAACATCCGGCGTGCGTGGTTCTGTGCAGGGGTTGACCGAAGTTCTTAACGACCCGGCGACCGCCGAAGGTCTAGAGAACCTTGTGACGGCTGTGACCACCATTGCGAAGTGGGGAATACAGGCGTCCACCGCCATGGCGGACTTTGCCACGGCAGTTGGTGAAATGGCCGCAGTGTTCAGCATGGGCGATTGGCTGGAGAAGTCAACCACGCTTACCTTGCTGCTTAACCCGGCAACAGTTGGTATTGGCATCAAGCGTCTGCGCGAACAGCGGGAAGAACAGTCAGCATACAACGAAACGCTAGGCGGCACTGTTAGTGCGATCAGCATCCTGAATCCAGCGCTTGACGAGCATATCAATTATCTGGTAACGGGTGAGGGCGCTATGGGTGACCTTAACGACGCGACGGAATTTAGCGTTGTACCGTTGAGCGCGTTTAACAAACAGGCGTCAATTGCCGCGGAGAATACCGAAGAACTCACAGAAAACGCGAAACAGGCTGCGCAGTCAACCACTGTGTGGGGGCACGAAGTCGCCAACCTAGCCACCGAATACGATAACGCTATGGGGTCGATGATCGACGCTACGGGCGTATTTGGCGATGCGTTTGAGTCTGTATGGGCTGACGTTCGCCAGTCGATCCTGAATGACTTTGACAACCTTGGCGATGCGCTGATTGATAGCGTCAAGCGGACGGTTGCGGGCATGGCGCTGGAGGCGGGTAAAAATTCGTTCCTGTCATTCTTTAGCGGCAACATGGACCCGACGCAGATCGAGCGCGGCTTGGAGTTTCTTGGCAATAGCCTGATGGACATCGGCGAGGATATGGGGTGGGAAATTGCTGACGAGGCAGGCGGCGCGCTGCTGAACAATGCGCAGATGATCGGCCAGAACATCGGCATAGCCGCAGCCGCAGCCATTGGTGCGGTCAAGTTGGGTGAGTTTTTTGGCGAGCGCATCCCCGGCGTGGGTGGTGATCTTGGCGGCATTGGGGCCGCTGCCAACATCGGGTTGCTGCCTATTCTTGGCACGCTTGCAATTCCTGACCTACTAGGCGACATAGGCAGCGCGCTGTTCGGTGGCGATAAGGAAATCCGAGGCCGCGACGTTCTGGCGGGGTTCACCGCAGGCGGCGCAGATGCCGCGATACGCACCACGATCCGCGAATCAGGCGGTACGTTTGGCGGCGGGCCCGACTACAGCCGACCGATTGAACAGGCTGGTGAGCTTGCCGACCAACTCAACAACGCATTTGCGCCCGCGCTAGACGTTGCGCGCAACGCAACAGACCTGTTTGGCGGCTCGCTGTCTGACTTCTCGGTTGACCTTGAAACGTCCATCCACGGACTATCGGACGAAGAGGCCAGCGCAGCGCTAGCGGGCATGGTGGGCGAGGCTATGGACGCGCTCGCAGTCGAGGTTGCGCCGTGGATTTCGGGCTTCCAACAGGGCAATGAAACGCTGATCCAGACGCTAGACCGCGTGACGGGTCAGACAAACACCGTTGTTGGTGTGTTTGAGTCGCTGGGCACGACGCTTGATGTGCCAATGCTTGAGGGTTCGGCTGCCCGACTGTGGGACATGGGCGCGGCCATTAACGGGATGCCAACGGCGGCGCAGATTAACGCTGAACGCTTGGCCGCGATGACGCAAGCCATGATCGACGCAGCAGGCGGGATGGGTTCATTCCTTGAAGGTTTTGCGCTGTTCCGCAAAGAATTTCTGAGCGCCGAAGAAAACCTCGCAATGGACACGGCGCGCCTTGAGGAGCTGATTGGCGTCATCCCGGAATCCCGAGATGCGTTTACGCAACTTGTGCGTGACGGCATCATTCCGATGAATCCTGAGATTCTGGCGCTGGCTGACACGTTCTACGACGCGGCCGAGGCGGCGATAGAGTTCGACAACAACAAAGGCGCGTTTGTTGATGCCATTGATGACGTATCCAAGGCAATGCTGGAAGCGGCTTTCCAATTCGACGTAGCGCTTGGGTTTGTTGATCCGTTTGGCGACGCCTTAGCCGCGCTCGGGCTAACGATGGCAGGACTTGAGCAGGCCGCACAGGGCGGACAGGAAGGCTTGCGTGCGTACCTGTCGGAGCTTGACACCGCTGGCCGCGCGTCGCTCGCACCATTCACAGGCGACATTCTGGGCCTGATTCCGCAGACTGGGTCATCTGCCGCGCGCAGTGTCAGCCGCGTGTCGTCTGCGCGGTCGAGTGGTAGCGGAACCGACTGGGCTGCCATCGCATCCGACCTTCGCGAATTCGCACGCGGAGCACGCACTACGCTGCTGGAGCCTGTGCAGAACCTTGCCAATGCGAAAATGGATTTCTTCCGCACAGCAAACGCTGCGCGCAAGCGTGACGAAGATGCTGCGCGCGAACTGGCCGCTAAGGGGCAAGACGTAATCGACCTCGCGCTGCAAACGGCACGCACCGAAGTGGAATTTAACCGCATCGTGGCCACCGTCACCAGCGCAACCGAAGGCGTTGCAGATGTGCTGTCGCCGGAACAGCAGCAGGTTGAGTTACTCAAAGATCAACTGGACACGTTGCGGGCGATTCAGTTTGAACTGCAATCCGCGCCAGGGTTTGCTGACGGCGGCGTTGTGAGCGGTCCTCAAACGGGCTTCACGGCCAAGTTGCACGGCACTGAGCTGGTTGTGTCGCAGAACCGTAGCGTGCCTGTCACGGTTCAGAACGGCGGCAATGAGCGGCTTGAGGCGCGATTGCAGAATATCGAATCGTCGCTGTTCCAGATCGCCAAATTCAACATGAAGTCAAACCGCGTGCTTGAGCGCTGGGACGGTGACGGCTTGCCCGAAGAAAGGGACGTTAGCTAATGCAACTCATCAAACCGATTACGGTTAACGAATCCAACCTGACCAGTTCAAACGTGGCCGAGGACGATGCCGCGTTCTGGAACAGCAGCACCTCCTACAATGACGGCGATGAGGTTATCTACGGCACGCGTGTGTATGAATCGCTGGTGGGTTCTAACCAGAACAACATCCCATCCGAGGATGACGGCACCAACTGGCTCGACATCGGCGCGACCAACCGCTATACCATGTTTGACGAATCCCCGTCAAGCCAAACCACCAATAGTGGTACAATAGAGGTCGAAATCACGCCGGGTGAAACCGTTAACGGCGTGGCCATCATCAACGGCGACGGCGAGTCTGTGACCGTAGTTGTGGATGACCCGTACGATGGCGAGGTTTACAACGAAACTCAGGCGTTCGCGGCTGATGTCGGCATTACAAACTGGTTTGACTATTTCTACGCGCCGATTATCAACCGCACCGATTTGGTGTTTTTGGACTTGCCCGCGTATCCGTCCGCCACGATTACGGTCACGGTAGACGCAGGCGCGGGCACCGCGAAGTGCGGCGAACTTGTCATGGGCTACACGCAGACACTTGGGCGTTCGCAGTGGGGCTACGGTGTCAGCATCCAGGATTATTCCGTAAAGGCCACAAACGCGTTCGGAAACACGGTCATCACGCAGCGCGCGTTCGCCAAGCGCATCGACATCGATGTGTTCGTTGAGCCTGATCAGGTCGGCGCGGTGCAGCGTGCGCTGACAGACGTGCGGTCAACCGCTGCGGTTTACGTGGGCGACGCGAACCGCGAGGAAACCATTGTATATGGATTCTACAAAAATTTCGACATCGTTGTTCAGAACTACGGCATGGCGATGTGTTCACTGGAAGTTGAGGGCTTAACGTAATGGCCGCACCACAAATCACGGCGCTACCTGACGCGCCTTCACGTGCTGACGACAGCGCGACATTCACCACCAAGGCGGACGCGTTTGTTGCGGCGCTGCCCACGTTCGGCAACGAGGCGAATACGGTCGCGACGTTCTGCGAAACGCAGGCCGAAACCGCAGAGGAAGCCGCGTCGGTTGTATCTGGCCTGAGTCAATACCAAGGGCTATGGGATTCCGGCGAGAACTATGTTCTAGGCGACACCGTTAAATATGACGGGCAATTCTGGATCGCCAACCAAGCCAATAACAACAGCACGCCGACCGAGGGCGCTGATTGGGCTAAGGCGAATTTTTTCAATGCCACTGAGGTGATCAGCGGCAATACCAACGCCATCCGATGGACGAGCTACGTGGCCACGGCGTCGCTGACGCTGACGTTGCCATCCGATCCCGCCGTGGGCGATTGGGTGGGGTTTTCCAATGCGTCCGAAACAGAAACGTGCGTGATCGCGCGCAACGGAAAAAATATCATGGCGCTTGGTGAGGATATGACGGTTGATATTGAATGGGGGGCGTTCACCTTGACGTTTTCCGGTGACACTAAAGGCTGGGTCTTCAAATGAGTAATTTTTCGCAGTTCGCAGGTGTTCGGCAGTCCGGCATCGCGGCGCAGCACGTTGTGCGCACGTCTGGAACGTACACCACGCCGATTGATGGCATGTACCTTATTACCGCGATTGGCGGCGGGGGAAGTGGCGGGAAATATACCACCGGGGCGGCTTCCGGAGGGGGGGCAGGTGGGCTTTCCCAAAAGCTCGTCAAGCTAACCGCAGGAACGGACTTAACCATCGTGGTAGGCGCTGGCGGCGCGGGCGTGTCGTCCAACGGCAATGGCAACGCAGGCGGCAACACAACCGTCAGCGGAGGCGGTGTTAGCCTGACCGCAAACGGTGGCGGCGCAGGACAGGGCGTTGCATCTGGGACGGCGTCTGGAGCGTCTGGCGGCACAGCCACAGGTGGCGATTCAAACATCACTGGCGGCGGCAGCGGGGACGCCACGAAGGTTGGCGGCAGTGATTACACAGGCGGGGGTGCTGTCGGTGTTTATGGAACTGGTTATTCGTCAGGCGACGCTGATTCAACCGGTTCGTCGGCTGCTGCGTCATCCGGCGGTGCGGGCGTTGGCGGGAAATCTGGCGACATAACGATTAACACGGGATCAACTGCCCGAGAAACAATGGGCGGCGGCGCGTTTTACCCGTCTCCTGACGCCACCAACGCCGATGGCGATTCAGCGCCTTCCTTGTATGACATCGGTTCAACCTTGGCCGCATATCAAGGGGTTGTTTTCAAGCGTATCCTTGAACCAATGGGGGCGTTTGGCGGCACGGATCAAAACGCAGCCAATACGTTTTACCCTGGCGTTGGCAGTGACGGGGCCACAGGCATAAACGCGGGAATGTTCGCCGGGTCTGGCGGGACATCCGCAACAAGCGGCAACGGCGGCGACTTCGGTGGGGGTAGCGGAGGCGCAAACAACGCATCCGGCGACGGCGGCGCAGGCGGCGTGATCATCGAATTCAGCCCGGTGCTTTGATATGAACCGATACAACATCCTAGACGGTGAGGGTGGGGCAGTCGTTAACACGATCATGGCCTCGCCTGAATTCATGGCGGCGAATCATGAGCATTACGAAGCCGTTCCGTTGCCACCGCGCACGCCGAGTGTGGCATCGGTTACACCACGCCAAGCGCGCCTGCTGCTACTGAACACGGACGCGACTGATGCATCCGACAACATGCTCGCGCAGGCGGAGGCGATTTTTGACGCCATGAGCGAGCCTGAGAAAACGGCGGCGCGTATTGAGTGGGAGTTCGGCACCGAAGTGCGTCGCGACTCTCCGCTGATCACACAGCTGGCCGGTGCAATCGGCCTGACTGACCAACAGATAGACGCGATGTTTGTTGCGGCTAAGGAGATTTGATAATGGCACCTGATAAACAGAAACACATGATTGCGGGATTTTCCTGTTTTGGCATGGGTTACATCGTCGGTATGCTGACTCCGTTCCCGGTTCTGTGCGGCTTGGCTGCGGCGTTTGCTGCGGGCATTGGCCGCGAAGTCCTGAACGCTACGGGCAAGTTCGGTGTGGCTAAGACGGGGTTCGACGTAGCGGACATCGCTTACACCGTTGCGCTGCCGTGTGTGGTG